CAGCTGCGCTAAACTTTTCTAACTTACCGCTAAAACCTTCAACTTCTTTCGAGCCTTTATCAAGCTCTTTTTTGAGATTATCGACATCGGCAAGGATGGATAGTTTTAGCGTTCTACTTCCGGCCATTACTTATCCCACTCTTTCAATATTTTAGAAAATGCTTCTTCCCATTTTTTAACTAATTCAGGCTGTATTTTACGCAGTGCTGGGTAGATAAAATAGCCAGAATTTCCTCGACCTTCTCTGGGGGTGCGTCTTGGGAATTGACGATAGCGATTAGATCCGAACTCATAACCCGCCCAGAGATCGCGAGTCGTTCCACCACCTGAAAAACGCTGAGACGCGAATCCGTAAGACAACTCGCCAACCTTCGAGGTGCGGGAAACTTTAACCCCACTTGTAATGCGATTGACAACGGCCTGTCCAAAGGTTCTTGTGACGCCGTAGGCTTTGACTTCATTAGCGGCATATTGAGCCAGCGCAAAACTCTCGCGTTTAGCCGCATCAACAGCTTCAGCATCCATCGCTTTGAAAGCGGTAATGATTGACCTAAGCTCGCGCTTGTCATAGGCAATCGGCTCATTTACCGCCATCTCGCTCCTTTAGCACTTCAATAGCTGTTAGCACTTCGTCGATGGAAGTCCATTCGCTCATCGGTATTCCGGTCGCTATCGCAACTTCTATAAGAAGGCGATTTACGCTTCCGGACTCGTAGCTTTTGGGCTTTCATCTCCAATCGTCATTTCATCAATTGACAGTTCCCAGATTTCCTGTGACTTGGTTGGTTTGCCAGCAGCTTCGCGCTTGTAAGCAAAATAAGCCAAGTCGAGGAAGTCCGCTTGTTGGTAAGCCTTGATATCACTCATAGAGTAAATCGACTTTCCGGTTTTGCGTTCCCACTTAGCCCACTCTGGTAAGCCGGCTATATAGGTGACTTCCTCGCCTGTCGTATATTTAATTGTGATATTTAATTTCATCTCCCGATTCCTATCTTTTAACTAAATGTTTCTGTTACTGCGCCATTCTTTACTTTGAAGGTGAATGATACTGTCTGAGCATCAATACCTGATCCGCCAGCGGTTGGAAACTCTGGCAGAATATCAAAAACAAATTGTGCGCCGGTAAAGCTTGTTAGCGTCACTGCAATTCCGGTGTCAGGTGCTGATTCGGCAGCTGTCCAAAGTGCTTCGCATACTGAGTTAGCTTTGCCCCAGTCTGCCAGCATATCAAGCTGGAATGTGCCTTCGATATTAACTGTCTTGTAAGCCTCGCCATCGAGAGTCTGATAGGTCTCGCGGACGTTGGTCTTGGTCAATACAGCGTTTGTCGCTTGAGCTTCGATATCTGTTCCACCTGTGAAAGATAGCGAAATGTCGCGACCAGTAATGACTACTGTTGCCACTTTTTCTCCTTAGTTAGTCTGTGTGTAATAGGTGGAAACGCGAATATCAGCGACTAATAAATTAACCGCTCCGACTTGCGTAACCGATGGCCGCTGTACCGGACCGACTGTGTAGCCGTCTGGAATAACCGCCAAAACTGAAAATATTAGCTGCTCAAGATTATCAAGGGCAGCTGGGTTAGAAAGATAAGCGACTCCGCAAGTAATCGTCATATTAATTTTTGCGTGAATGGTCGAGTCGTTAATTGTGTTTAATTCTAAATAGGGTGAGTCTGGAACAAGAATAACCGCTGGTACTTGCACCGACTCTGGAACGTATGAATAGACGTTCGCAGATACTCCCGCGAGTGCAGTTGCCAGCGGTGTCCGGATAGAAGAAAGAACAGTAGAGGCGGGCATTATCCCACCATTGCTTCAACGTCTAAGTAAGGGCCGAGTAAGCCAGTTACTTTAGCTAGAAGGTTTTTAGAAAGTCTGTAAGGTGTTACTGCAAAATCTACGCCTTCGATTGATCCACCGGCAGCGGTGCGGGCTTGGAAGATTTCGACAGCGATAGCCAAAACGGCAGCTTCAACATTGGCATTTCCGACGTAGGTCGATAATCCAGAGAGCGCAGCGTTTCCGGCTGGGATAATGTTCTTTTCCAATATGTCTGCATTTGTGATTGCGACTGTAAAAATATAATCAGAGATGTCATCGTCGGTAACTGTGTGAGTGCCGTTAAAAGGTGAGCCGCAGCCAGTAATAACAACAGATTGTCCTTCGGTAAATTCGTGGACAGTTGTTGTCCGGAAGTAGGCGATATTGTCTGTTAGCTCTACTTTTGATATTGGGCTTTGGAAAGTAACAAGCATTGGCAAAATAACATTTTCGCTAGCTTGTGAAATGTCGTCTAAATAAGCGTCTGAATATAGAGCCGATGAGACGCCCAAAATGGTACGCAGCTCGGAAGCTGTGACTATCGTAGGCATCTCATCTCTCTTTCTACTTAGGGGTGACTGGCCAGCTCGGGAGAGGACTGGCCGTCACTATTAGGAATTAACTACGCAACCATCCACTTGTAAGCACCTGCGGCAACCTTTGTTGCTAGTGCGCCGTAGCCGTAGTATGCGACCTCGATTTGGCCGTTAAGAGCTACGTTTGTCTGGAGACGGAAACGTGAGGACTCGTACCAAGTGTATGAGTCTGGGTTGATGATAATTATGGAGTTATCTCCGGTTGGTGCTGCGGTTGCCAAGTTACGAGCAACGCGTAGATCAAGACCTAGTACGTTACCGCGAACTGCGCCACCAGATAGGTTTCCACCTTGGTTGGATGGGCCGATTAGGTTCTGATAAATCGGACGTCCAGCATCAGCAAGGTTCATAATGTTGCCCCATTGTTCTGGAGAAACAAGAATGTTGGTCGCTGTGCCAAGTGTGTTCTTATACACTGAAACTGATGCATCAGATACGAAATCCAAGAAACCAGCTGCGTCAAGAGTGCGGTTTCCGCCATCTGTACCGCCAGCAACAAGGCCAGCAATTACAGCAACATCAGTTGCCTTTGCATATGCAAATTCCATTTGACGAACAAGCTCATCAAAGAAAGCTGGTGAGGAACGATCTAGTAGTTCTACTGAGAAAGTCTGTCCGCCAGCGTACTTCTTAACGGATACTGAAAGGAATTCGTTTGTCATTCCTGTCTCATCAATTGCAGCTGCTTCGGCCTCTTCTCCGACTGTTGGAACAGCGGTTAGCTTAGGAATCTCAAAAGACATTCCGGCATCTGGCAAAACGCCGCGAGATACAGAATCAACAGCTGGACGATCAGCGTTTGATAATGGGTTGATGATTTCGGTTAGCTGACGTGTTGGAATCAAGCCAGCGTTGTTGGAAGTGGTGTCATCAGCAGCCATAACGTACTGACGAGCAGAATCATCTCCGAGCTTTGCGCGAACGCTGTTCTCGAGATATTTCGCCTTAGTGAATTCTAGGCGAGGTGCGGTGTAGAAAGCTGGGCGAGACGCCGAAACAGTTTCTACTTTAGCTGCTTCTACCGCTTCTTCTACGGCAGGAGCAGGAGCGGTAGTGTCTGACACTTGTTCTCCTTCGGTTGGTGTGTCTGCCTCAGCGGTTGCCGGTGCAGAATCTTCTTTTGGTGCTTCATTTTCGGACGCAGCGACTTCACTGACGCGAGCTGAGTTAATTGCCGGATCAGTGACGAGAGATACTTCGTCTAGTGTCGCCGAGGTAATTTGCATTACGCCTTTGTTGTTTGTCCATTCGTTAATTTGTGCGCCAACACTAAAGCCATCGCGCAAGCCTTCTGTAGCCTCAACTAGCGCGTCTTCTCCGGCCATTGTGTTAGCGATTTTGAACGTAGCTACAATTCCATTCGCAGTTACTTCGTGAGACATAAGTTTTCCAATTGGCCGAGTGCGGTCGTGCTCAAGTAGCAACTTAACTGGCTTCATCTCAATTGAGTCTGATGCAAAAACAGTAGGGCCTACCGAGGTGTTGCCTTGCTCATTCCAAGTCACAATAGTTCCGCTGATTGTGCGCTTTACTGTATCTGCCGCAGTGACAGTCATTGGCATATTAATTTTCATTAGGAATTAAGTCCTCTTCTCTTTGAATCTGCTCGACCGACATAGCACCGATACGATTTAAGATTTCATACACTTGCGCTCTTTCCAAAGCGTTGCCGCGTAGGAAATCGTCAAGTGCAAAACGAACCATCACTGGATTTGGCACAAAGTCCGGCAGTGACAGTCTTTCCTCAATCGCCTTAAGAATTGGGCGCAGAGAGAAATCAACAAGTGATCGCCGTTCAGAGACAGCATTTGAGTAGGTCATAGAAGTCGTCTCTGCGCTCAAGAAGTAAGCAGGGATACCGCAAGCTCTAGCCAATTCCAAAGCAACATATTGACGAGCTTCCGCTAATTGCAAGGACTTTGGATCAAAGCCAACTGACTCAAGATTTACATCAGCATTAAGAAACGCAGTCGCCTTTTGTTGGCGGGCTGTTCTCCAGGCTGCAAGTAATGACGAAATTCTTTCAGCTGTTAAGTTAGTGCCATTTGATTTTAATACTGTGCTAGGTACTGGGTCTTTTGCATAATTAACAGCTGCGTTTTCTAAATAGACAGCTGCCGCTATTGTTTTACCTGCGCGGTGAAGTAATCCTTCATCCGGTCCATCAAAACGAATTAACGAACCAACGCCGGATAATGGAACAGCCATACCATCAACTTTGTAGGACTCAATAACAGTATTGCGAAAATCTGTATCGACAGTTACGCGCTCGGGGCTGACGCGAGTCCAAGCTCTAACGCGACCGCCATCAGTTGTTGAATACATTTCCAAAACTTGTCCATAACCAACGCCATATAACCAAATATCTTCAGCAAGCCAGTTATAAATAACAAAGCCAGCTACGCGAGGGTCTGGTTGATTAATAACGCGATGCGGATCTACATACTGACCAGTGATGCGGTTAAAAGTTGTTAAAGGTAATGAGCCAATTGTTCCGCAAATGATGTTACGAGCGCGGGCTACTGATGGAACGCTCATCGCGAGCTGACGGGTTGTATTTGTTGCCCCGCCAAGAATGTTATAAACCGAGTCGGTGATTTGTACCGGAGTTAGTGCAGCGGTAACATCGCTGGTCTTGACCGGACTAGCTGAAGTGACTTGTGGAAACAAGAAATCTCTAATAGCACCCATTTGCCATAAATTGTAAGGGGGCTGCGCTACATAATGACGATATCTACTCCGCCATCGGCTTTAGTTGCGTAGTGTGTCGCCATAGCACTGGCAACTGCTCCACAAATAACCGCGTTGCTAACTTTTCTACCCATTACCCATCCGCCATCACCGAAAGGCAACTTGACAGCGGATAGGCATTGTTTAGTGAGCTCATCTTGTCCCGAGTGAGCTAACCGCTGAGATGAAATTGCTCCAAGTAACTCATCGCAGCTTTGGGCATAGTCGAGTCCATCTATTGGCTCTGTCCTAATACCAGCCGGAGCTAATCGCGCAGCTACGGCCGAAGCGGTACGGGCTGAATAAGCAACCAGTTGAACCGGATACTTACGCACCCATTCAGCTAAATCATTAGCCAGCGACTTGTCATCCAAGTTAGATGGATTGTGCCAAGTCTGAAGCAAGATAACTTGAAATCTATCGCCCTCAAGTTTTTGACTTGCTACTAGTGCCGCTTGTTTTCTATCAGGACTGAGATCAATAGCCAACCAAGTATCAGATTCAGGGTTGAGCCGAAGCCCCTCAACTTTGCAGCTGTCCCACTGAGACGGATTGATTACTGGGTTTATGGTATCGACCCATTGACATAAAACTTCAGTTCGAACGATATCCTCGGGGTCTGACAATACAGCTCGAATGTTATCTGGATGAACTGTGTAGCCAAGTGATGGATTAGCTTGGCAGACACCTAGCCAGAAGTCTGGCGAATTATCAAATTTAAGTCCGGTAGGTGCTGACCACTCGAACCAGCCAATATCATCTGACCCGCCGTGAATGGCGGCTAGGGCTCTCTCGCGCAGCTTATTTAGGACTATTGAGTGTTGATCTCCGGCGTTTGAATAAACCCAAATTTGAGGATTGGCCGAAGCCATCTGGGTATAACGCAAGGCAGACCATACGTCCTCGTCTTTATATTCGCGGGCTTCGTCTAGATGGATGGTTTCAGGGGCAGCGATACCGCGACCAGCTGAGTTATTAGCTCTTACGATATATCGACGGCCTTCAGTGAATTGCAGCTCTTGAAATCCTTTGCTTTCTAGCTTTTTAGTAAATTCGGCAGCTAGTCGGGGGGTTTGCTCGATAATTGCATATATTTTGTAAAACAATTCTGCCGAAGTCGTTAGCTTGTGCGCGGTATGAACTTGCAGTTTTTCCTTGAGGACATAGATCCGAAACAAAATCTGCAACGCCATAAAGGTAGATTTGCCTTGCTGTCGAGCGCATAAAAGGGTAA